TGCAAAACTCCGGCGTGCCGTATGGCTTGAAACAAATTCCCATTTTTCACCTTCCACTTCCTTTCCGGCCTTGAATATTTTAACCGCTTCTGTGATTCCGGTTTTCCGGCAAATATTACGGATATTATTGTTGAATGTCGGATCGCTAACTTCTTCTTTAGGCAAGTTTGTTAGTAGCTCTTTCACAATTGGCTTCAATGGCACTGTGGCATGAGTCTTAGTCTTTAAGCTGACATAAGAGATCATTCCACCCACTATATTACGGTTGTTCAACCGTGTATAGTCACTATGACGGCAACCAGTAAAGGCTCCTATTAAAAATTGTGTGCGTACCAATTGTTCGTTGGCATTCTTGGGAACATAGGTGATAATTCGTTCAAGTTCTTCATCAGTAAGCCAAACATTAGTGCTTCTCACATTTTTTACTGAAAGGATTTTATTATAGTCTTTAGGTAGCTCAACCTCTTCATTATACAAGTTCAATACAGCTTTTAATTTGGCGGCATATTGGCGAACAGAGTTTGGTGCCAGCCGTTCTTCCATATAATCAACAAAAGCCTGCAATCGGACTTTTGAAAGATTCTCCCATGTTGCCGGGCAATCGTTCGCCTTACTATACATGTTGAGTATAATTTCATATTTGGGGTATTTTACCAAAAATGCTGTACGTAAATCTTTCATTTTTATTTCATTTCTTTATTCCAACTATCATAAATATCTTCCCAATTATCACCTAAGCCAACCCTTATACCGAAAGCGTTGTAACATTGTTGTACCGTTTCTTTCGGTGGTAAATATCTCCCGTCACTTAACATTTGGAAAATCCAGTGTAAGCTGCCCCCTAAAACCAAGCGATTCTGCCCCCTTAAAACATTCAACAATGCCCCCTTAAAAAGTCTTGACCGATGGGGTTATTATTATTTTAGTTTATTTCCCTCTGTATGCAGCCATTTTACGGACACTTTCTCCTGTCAGCTCAATCCGGTGCGCCGTATGTATAATACGATCCATAATGGCATCTGCTACTGTAGGGTCTCCGATTGCATCATACCAATTGTCCGTTGGCAGTTGCGAGGTGATGATGATGGACTTGCGCCCATGTCGGTCCTCTATTATATCGAGCAGGATGGGTCGTTCCTTGGCATCAAGGTTCACAAGGAAGAGGTCATCCAATATGAGCAGCGTGCTCCGTTCGATTCTCTTGAGTTCCGATTCCAGTGTGCCTTTTACTTTTGCCACCTTAAGCGTACCCATAAGTTTCGGAGCATTCGCATAATATGTCCGTATGCCCTTCTTGCAGGCTTCATACCCCATTGCTGTGGCAAGGAAGCTCTTCCCGGTACCGGATGACCCTGTGATGAAGAGGTTCTGTCCCTTGCGGATGAACTCCAGCGATGCAAGCCGCTCCATCTGATTGCGGTCAAGGCCACGCGGGATTGCATAGTCTATCTGCTCGAGGCAGGCCTTGTAGCGGAACGCCGCCCCGCGTATAAGGCGTTGGATGGCTGCATTGGCACGGTAGTCCCATTCCCTGGCAAGTAACATGTGCAGGAAAGAGTCGATTGTCATTGTTTCTGCCATAGTGGAGGTTAGGCTTTCAGTGAAGGCGGCGGCCATGCCGTGCAGCTTCATACGGTTCATCAGTTCGATTGTCAACGTGTTGCGGTCTTTTTCGACAGCTATCGGTGCGGTAAGATTATTTGTTTCCATTGTTGTCTCTATTTAAATGTTTTAATTGTGCGAAGTAGGCTGCTCCGCGGATGTTTTTGTGGATAGATGTTACGGGGACCTCATCGTCAATGTCGTCTTTTGACAGGAAGTCTGCATCATCCCCGCGTTCAAGGATCCGCCTTATCTCCTGATATCCGTATAGGCGCAGTTGCGTGGCGCATGCGCTTGCCGCCACCAACCGTTCCAGCCCGAAGGTCTTCTCCAACGCCATGATGCCTCTGCATGAACGGAACGCCGCGGGAGGATACTTCTTGAGTTCCGCCACCTTGCGCAGATACAGCAGCAGGACGTTATCTGTCTGGCCGGCCCGTTCGTAAATCTGTTCCAGATCCTTTTCATAACTTCCATGACGTCCGGGCAGTCCGTGGGCATCCTTGGTCGTATAGGAGTATGGCGTGTCATCGCGCTGGTGTGTGGTCACCAGACGCAGGCCATGATATATTTCCAGCGTGTCCGCATCATAGACAATCTCGACACGTTTGCCTATATACTCTTTCGGTACGCTGTAATGGTGAAGCCTGAAGGTGACATAGCCGTTACGCATTACTGTTGCGGAGCGTCGCTCTTTCATCTGATGGCGTATGGCGGGAAGCGGGCGGAGGCAGTCGGACTCAATCTGCTCGAACTGTTCCCGTCTGGACTGGGGACGCCCGCTCATCCTGCGTCCGTTGAAGGCCGAGAGCGATTCGGATATGGCCGCATTCAGAGACTCCAGCGAGTGGAATACAAGACCCTCGATGTCAGCGTAGACGGATCGGTAAAGTAGCTTCACGGCATTCTCCACCAAGGCCTTGTCCTTTGGATGACGTACCCGTGTGGGGTATACGGTACATCCGTAGTGTTCGGCAAATGCCGCAAACTCCTCGTTGATTACCGGCTCGTTACGGTCGCTGCGGGTTACCGCCGATTTGAGGTTGTCTGGTACGATCGCCATCGGAACCCCGCCGTAAAAATGAAGCGCGTTCTCACACGCCTTAATCAAGTCCTGTCTTGACTGGGACCAGACCGCCTCACAATAGGTATAGTGGCTGCACGGAAGTATGGCCACGAACACTTCAACGCTGCGACATTCACCGCTTTCACTGTCAACGACTTCCAGTTTGTCACCGGCGAAGTCGATATACATCTGGTCTCCGGCATAATGCTCGACATGGCCTACGACATGTGTCACCATACGGTAACGCATGAGATAGTTGCCGAAACTGGCATGTCTGTATCCGTCAGGATGGGTCTCGCGGTACTCTTCGTACAGGGTTTTCACTGTTACGCCTCGGCGGCTAAGCCGGGCAGCATACTCAGGAAGGAGTGCCTCAAGCTCAAGCTGGCGTTGTGACGGTTCCCTGTTACGGCCAACACCTTCAGAGAACATTTCCTGGATGCGAGCGGAAGGCATGGCGGCCAACTCCTTTATCGGTATACCACACTCTTGAAACAGGCGCACATATCTGCGCACCGTGTTGCGGGAAAGCTCAAAGCTCCTGCTTATCTGCTTTATCCCCATCCCCAATGCGTAACATTGGAGGATGTTTGCTATCTTTGTTGTCATAGTAGAAATGATTTTATCCCACCGGTCAAGACGGGAATCAAATCTACGAAAAATCCCCTGCCGGGCATTGCCAAGCAGGGGTATTTTTATATTGGAATCAAGGGGGTAGGATTATTTTAGCACAAGGGGGCAGAATCGCTTGGTTTTAGGGGGCAGCTTACACTGGATTTTCCATGCCCAAAGCTTAGACCGGACATTTGGGAAAATATCAGCCAAATTCTGTGAGTATAATCCATCTAACCGTGTTGTAGGCTAGAAATTTACGACATTAAATTCATTGTCGTGTATGGAAGCTCTAATTTTTAGGGCTTCTTTTTTTTATGTCCGACCTTTGTTTACATGATAGATATTAAGGACATACAAGGCAATACCCGCTTTTCAACTGGTATCAATCCCGGTGCAAAAGGCAAGTTCTCTTTAATGAAAGAGGACTATGTCGTACTACCTTTTAATACTCTGTCCCCAGTCGATTTCCAAGTAGGTGATTACGTTGACCTGCGTGGGGTACTCGATGCCTCCATGGGCGGTAAATTGGCAAAAATCTATCAGATTGTAGATATTCCCTATCCGACCTACAAGAACGGAGGCTACTCCTATGAACTTCGTTTTGACGCTTACTATTTCAAGTGGAAAACAAAGATATTCAAGTACACCCCGGAGTACGGAGGACTGGAAGCGTCCTGGTCCCTTACCGCTTCACTGGATGTCCAGATGGGTGTATTCCTTCGCAATTTGAAAGCTCTTGGTTATACTTATGGAGGAAAGGATTTCACGTTTTCCATTGACAGCAGTGTAGAGAACTCATCAAAGCTGATGACTTATGAGAACATGAACCTCATTGACGCCATGTTTAGCATGGCAGAGAAATGGGGCTGTGACTGTTGGGTAACGGACCATGTAATCAACTTCGGACGCTGTGAGTTCTCGGATGCCGTCACGATTGAGCTTGGGAAGGAGGCTAAAGACATCAGTAGAAGCGACAGCAAAGGTACTTATGCCACAAGAATCTATGCGTTCGGTTCAACGCGCAACATCCCTACCAACTATCGCCCGATAGACCAGAGTGCCGTCGTTAATGGCATCGTTCAGAAGCGCCTTATGCTTCCGGCAGGTACTCCATACGTAGACGCCCGCGAGGGGTTGAGCGATTTGGAAGCTATCGAAGCAGTTGTTGTATTCGACGACATATATCCGAAGCGGGTAGGGGAGATTACCGATGTAAGCTCTTATGAAAGTGAGGTGAACAACGAGGATGGCACGAATACTAAAGCTACCTTCTACCGTTTTACTGATACCGGAATAAGCTTCTCGAAGGAATACATTCTTGAGGGTCAAGAACTCAAAATCAAGTTCGAGTCCGGTAAGCTCAACGGCATGGAGTTCGGCGTAGCTTTTAATCCTCTTGGTTTGACCGAAAAGAACGACGACGGCACATGGAATCCTGATGCCCAGCTTTGGGAGATTGTACAGAATGAAGACTACGGCCGTTCCTTGCCGGATGAAGTGTTGTTCCCTTCAAAAGGTGACAAGTATGTACTGTCTGGTTGGAATGCCGAGAAGATAACCGAACTTGGGCTGGTGGCTGCTGCCGAAGAGGAACTGCTTGCCACTGCAAAGAAGTACGTGGCAAAGACCTGCATCGACGACGGCACCTATACGGCTACGCTCAACTCCATCTGGGTACACAAAGACCAAATAAATCACAGCTTTGACATCGGCCAGCGCATCAACCTTGTCAATCCCACCTATTGCAATGGTGGGCGCTTGTCCCGTGTCATCGGCTTTGAAATCAAGCTGGACTTGCCTTACGACTCCCCACAGTACACTATCGGCGAGAGCACCGCCTATTCCCGCATTTCCGACATAGAAGGTAAGGTCGAGGAGTTGACTTTCAAAGGTCAGACCTTCACCGGTACCGGTGGCAGCAACATCTATGTCATCAAGACCAACGACGCTACGGCCGCAAGCAACTTCAATGTGTTCTCAGCCTTGCGTACCTTGAGAATGTTCCTCCGCAAGGACGCAAGCGACGTAGCGGAAGAAATCATAAACTTTTTGAAGGGATTGCTGATAGGCAAGAACGGCAGCGGTATCACGGTACGCAAGGACGGCACCTCGCAGGCTGTCGTTGACCGTCTATATGTGAAGATAAAGGCCGTCTTTGATGAATTGCAAGTCAAGAGAGCTACCCATGTAGGCGGTGAACAAATAATCACCCATGCCGGTATGAAGTGCATCCGCGTGGAGGAACTGGAAGACGTCTACCGCTGCAGTTTCCTTGCCGAGCAGGACGGTGAGGCGATAGCCAACGAGTTCAGTGTAGGCTCGCTGGCGCAGGCAAAGGAGTGCAACATCGTCGAAGGAACCACTCTTAATGCCTCCAACCGCTACTATTGGCGTGAGGTCGTGGCCGTGGGACGTGACTACATCGACTTGTCCAAGACCATTTGCGGTGAGGACAGCGATGTTCCCCAAGCAGGTGACGATATTATAGGATTGGGCCACCGTACAGATGTAGACCTTCAAAGCGCAATCGTGCTATCGTCTACCAACGAGACATCCCCGTCTATAACTTTCTACACCGGCATTGACGACTTCAACCTAACGGGGAAAGATGTAATCTCCTTCGGTGTTGACAAATCCACCGGGCATGCCTACATGAAAGTGTACGGTACTTCCTATATCGGCGCCCGTGATGAGAGCACTTACATCAAGTACACACCGGAAGGTGGCGTAGAAATCAAAGGGCGATTCCTTACGATGGCCGGTGAGGACATCCTGACAATGTTCACTGTCATTGAAGGACTTATCAAGTCTGAAATCTCATCCGTGCGTGATGAAATCAATGCCCTGAACAATTACCTTAACAATGCGTCTTTTGCCGCTGACATGCAGTACTGGACCGGTAGCAGCAACATACGCATCTTCCGAGTTGACGGTCGGCTGCTGTACTTCAACAGTAACTTCTATGCGAACAAGGAATCTTTCGCCGATATAGTAAGCGAACGC